GATTGACAAGGGATTGTCCAAAGAAGATTGTCTGGCTATGCTTAAAAACGCCAATATTGAACTGCCCGAAATGTATAAATTGGGTTATCACAACAATAATTGCATTGGGTGTGTTAAGGGGGGGGCGGGGTATTGGAACAAAATAAGAGTAGATTTCCCTGACCATTTTGATCGCATGGCAAAACTAGAGCGTTTGATTGGCGCAAGCATTACCAAATCCAAGGGTGAAAGGGTTTATTTAGATGAACTGCCTAAAAACGCAGGCGATTACCCTCAAGAGCAAAACATTGAGTGTTCTATTTTTTGCCACATGGCTGAACAGGAATACAAGTGAAGATAGAACTAACCAAAGATAACGCCACCGCGCTGATGGCAAGTGTGTGGCCAAAAGTCAAAGAAACCCTAGCATCTGGCAAGCAATTGACCTTGGAGATCAAAAACGCAAGTCGGTCATGCCCACAAAATTCCAAGTATCACGCCATGATTGAGGAAATAGCCCAACAAGCCTCTCACTTGGGCGCAAAGTGGGATGCCGAGGATTGGAAACGAATGCTAGTCTGGCAGTATTGCAAAGACCAAAAACTAAACGAGGGCAAGATTGTGCCAAGCCTAGACGGGACAGGGATTGTGCAGCTCGGTCAGCAAACCCGTAAATTCACCAAAGAGCAAGCCTCAGAATTTGTGGAGTGGTTACACGCATGGGGTGCAGAACATGGGGTGACCTTTGAACAATAAACCTACCCTATCAGAGCGCAAGCATTTAGCCCAGATCAAGGAAATGAACTGTGGGGTCTGTGATGCGAGTGGCCCAAGTGACGCACACCACATCGTCCAACACGAGCAATACCTTTGCATTCCCTTATGTAAAGATTGTCATCAAGGGGCGTTTAACGGAATACACGGACAACAAAGAATATGGAAGGTTTATAAAACAAATGAGATGACAGTATTGAACGAAACGATAAGAACCTTGCTAAAATAAAGAAGAGCAGTTGCCTTTGGGGGGTGCTCTCCCCCACCTTTTTAGGATATATATGGCTTACGAAAACCAAAAAGATGTTGCCGACTTCATAAGCACATTACTCCATTCGGGAACTGTTACCCACTTCATGCACCTCTCAACCGACTCATTTGCCGTACACATGGCATTGGGCGCGTATTACCCCGAGATTATTGAATTAACAGATTCGTTTGCAGAAGCCTACTCAGGGTGCTACGAAAAGATTAAGAACTTCCCAGAGAATTTCCACAACGCTAAAGAGCCTGTGAGATATATGGAAAGCATAAAAGACTATGTGAAGAAAAATCGTCAAGCCATGCCAGACGAGACAGAACTACAAAACATCATTGATGAGATAGCAGGGTTGATTGATTCAACCTTGTATAAACTGACACTCAAATGATTAGAATTTTTGCAGGCTACGACCCTCGGGAGGCTATTGGGTATCATGTTTTTACCCAATCCTTGATCGAGCGCACCTCAGAGGCGGTGGCAATTACGCCCTTTTTTGGCAAGCAAAGAGACGGGTCAAACACATTTATCTACCAAAGATTCCTAGTGCCTTACTTCACAGGATTTAGAGGTAGAGCGATATTTATGGATGCAAGCGATATGCTGATGCTTGCCGACATAGCCGAACTAGACAAGTTATTTGACCCCACCAAGGCGGTACAAGTAGTTAAGCACAATTACTTTACCAAGCACAAAAGGAAATACATCGGCACAGCGATGGAGACCAAGAACGAGAACTATCCGAGAAAGAACTGGTCCAGCCTGATACTGTGGAACTGTGAGCATCCAGATAATAGGGTGTTAGACCCTGACTTTGTTGATGACCACACAGGAAGTGAACTGCATCGGTTTGAGTGGCTAAAAGACGAGCAGATCGGTGAGTTACCAGAAGAGTGGAATGTATTGGTGGGTGAAGACGATCAAGAAGCAAAGATCGCGCATTACACTTTAGGAATACCAGAGTTTGAGCACTACAAGGATTGCGCGTATTCTCAGGAATGGCACAAAACCAAGTCAAGGATGCTTAACGGGCTGATCAACATGAAGGAAAACGCTCATGCCTAGCACTTCTGCCAAACAAAAACGATTTATGCAAGCTGCAGCTCATAACCCTGAGTTCGCCAAGAAAGCCGACATTCCTGTTAAGGTTGCCAAAGAGTTTGTTAAGGCAGACAAAAAAGAAGAAATGGCTAAAGCCTTGGTGAAGCAATATGGCTGATTACAGAGCACTAGCCCAAGCCCTAGACCCGTATGCAATGGATACAGGGGGCATTACGCCTGACACGCTAAAAGCGTTGCAGACAATAAACAAGTCACCCAACCTTTTGGGGATGATTGGTGACATTGGGCGTGGTGGGCTGAGTAATCTGGAATCATTGGTAAGGGGTGGAGTGGCGCAAGTGCCTGGCACAGCAGGGGATTTAGAGACCTTGGGACGCATGGGCATAAACACATCATTTGGCGCAGGCGGTGTGAAAGTAAGTCCCAAAGCAATATTGCCAACTACCACAGACATTTTGGGAATGTTGCCTCAAAGAGTTACACAAGCCCGTCCCGAGACCGAGGGGATGGAACAATTGGGTGGGGCAATGAACCCAAGAGGCCCAATTAACTTAGGCCGCGCTGTAATGCGGTTGCCATCTGATGTTGTTAGGGCTGGCAAAGAGTTCTTAATGGCTAACCAACCATCAAGACTTGATGTTTATCATGGCACACCGCACCAATTCCCACCGACTGAGCGCAACCCATTGGGTGAGTTTGATGCGTCCAAAATTGGCACAGGCGAAGGCGCACAAGCCTATGGACATGGCATTTACACAGGTGGAAATATCAAAACTGGCGAAGAATATGTAAAAACAACCGCCAGAACTGAAATTGTCGATTCATCTGGAAACACTTTATATAAAGAATTGCCAAGAAGAAAAGTAACTGGAGAGTCTAGAGCCGCAGACGCATTAGATTACGCATTTCAAGTTCAAAGTTCAAACCCATACGCATTTGCGGCAAACCAAATAACAAAATTTGGTGAAGGCCCTGATGTGCAAGACGCATTAAAGACATTAGCCCAATGGGAACAAGCAGGCGCAAAAACTAAAACTGGTTCTGGTTATTTATATAAAGCAGATTTGCCAGACGAAAAAATACCCCAAATGCTTGATTGGTATTACCCCGTTCCAGAAGAAATCAGACAAAAAGTTAGTTCTGCTGCATTAGAAAAGTTTGGAAGTGGCTCTACTGGTACAAGTGGGGCGCATTTATATGCTGAACTTACCAAGGAATTTGAACGCTTAGGAAGTGTTAATCCTAAGGTGGACGCATCAGAGTTTTTAAGACAACAAGGTGTGCCAGGCATTAAATACTTAGACAACTTTTCTAGAAGACAACCAGAATGGATAATTGAAAGCCCACAAGGGGGGCAAAACATTTTTAATTCTGAAGCAGGCGCACAAGAGTTTTTGCAAAAAAACCCAGAGGGAAAGATGATTGCACCCAAGCAAACATACAACTATGTAATGTTCCCAGGCGAAGAGAAGAATATTAAAATTCTTGAACGACAAGATCGTTAAAATAACACTAAATACTTATGTCAGAAACTAAAGTAGTTAAAAGTAGGAAGAAAGCAGGAGGGCGCACATCAGGAACGCCCAACAAGACCACACAACAGGCAAGGGAGGCTATTGCTTTGTTTGTTGATGGTAATGCACACAGATTAGCAGAGTGGCTAGACAAGGTTGCAGATGGCATTCCTGACCAAGATATAAAACCCAACCCTGCAAAGGCATTTGAGTTATTCCAAAGCGTAGTGGAATACCATGTGCCTAAACTTGCTAGGACAGAAATAACGGGCGCGGATGAAGGCCCAATCGAAATGGTGGTCAAGTGGGAAGGCGTGAAGTAATCATTCCTTACTCTCCGAGAGAGGCGTTCATGCCCTTTCACCAAAGGACGGAGAGATGGTCATGTCTAGTGGCACACCGAAGGGCGGGTAAGACAGTCGCAGCTATCAACGACCTGATACGCAGAGCATTGACCGAGGGTGGGGTGAGAGCACAGTACGCCTACATAGCCCCATTCAGAAGTCAAGCCAAGTCGGTAGCGTGGGATTACTTAAAGTTCTATGCCCAACCCGTAAGTAAAAGCACCAATGAGAGCGATCTAACAGTCGAACTGGTCAACGGGGCAAAGATCAGACTATTTGGCTCAGACAACGCAGATGCTATGAGGGGCTTAGGATTTAACGGGGTATACCTAGATGAATACGGAGACTTCAAACCTAGCGTGTGGGGTAATGTGATACGCCCAACGCTGAGTGACAGACTTGGGTGGGCTGTGTTTGGCGGTACTCCAAAGGGCAAGAATCAGTTTCACGACATTTACAGGGTTAGCCAGGCTACGCCCGATTGGTTTTTGCTACGCCTACCAGCCACAGTATCAAAGATATTGCCTGCCTCGGAACTGAGGGCTGCCAAAGACCAATTGAGCCAAGACCAGTATGACCAAGAGTATGAGTGCTCGTTTGAGGCAGCTATCCTCGGGGCGTTCTACGGGGTGGAGATGCGCCAACTAGACGCAGATGGCAGAATCCAAGACCTCAAGTTTGACCCAGACGCACCAGTATTCACAGCGTGGGACTTAGGTTATCGAGATGACACAGCGATCTGGTGGTATCAGGTAGTCAGGGGTGAGATTCATGTGATGGACTACTACGCGGTCTCAGGCGCATCCATCGAGG